AAATATCTTCATCATTTATTAAACGTTCACGAATAGCTGTTGCTGATAAAAATTTTCCATTGTTTTGACGACTTTCAAAGCCGTTGTCAATGCGTTCAATAGCAATTGGTGTAATTTTTGCTTTTACTATCTGCATCTATTATTCCTTTTTTAGACTTATTATAGAACTGTTAAATTTTCTTGTATTAAATGGAAAAATAAAATATAATAAAAACATGAAACATCTGAAATTCTTTATCAAATATTATAAGTACTACTACGATCTGGAAATAGCCTATGTGCCGGATTGGATTTTTGATGAGAAGAGGCAACAGAGACTACGATTCAACTACAACAACAGAGAAGTATTTCATAACGATCAAGATAAAGAAATAAGTCATGTATGTTTGTGGGATAAGAATGGAAAGAAATACTATAAAAAAATGTCTATGATGTCGATAAAAGAAAAAAGACAGTTTGTTGCAGATTTCTTATTAGGAGAATAATGCGTCTTTTAGCTTGTTTTCTATACTATCTTTATAAGTGATTTCTAAAAGTTTTATATTATGTACTTTACAATAATCTTTCTTTATTTTATCTCTATATTTTTGCTGTTTAAATTTTTCAACACCTTTTTCTTTTGATTTGTGTAAACTTATAAACATATATGGATCATAATGCTGCCCTCCTTGAAACTCTATACATAAATTATGATCTGGTAAATAAAAATCAAATGGCAATGGTTTTTTATCTCTACAATCAGTAAATCTTTTTTGACATATAAACACAAAATTATTTTTTATAAGCCAATTTTTTATACATTTTTCACCTTTTGATTGTTTACAATATGAACATCCTTGCCCTTGAAGATGTTTTAGTGGAGTCTGTAAAAAATATTGCTTACATTTTTTACAATATATTATGCCTTTTATGTTCCATCCATTATATTCAAAAAAATCATAAGAAAAAATATCACCATGGATTTTTTTAAATTCTTCTATAACATTTTGAGTAGTTTTTGTACAACAATATAAACAACCATGACCAGCTAAATGAGAATTTGGTGTTTGATAAAAGTACTTTTTACAATTATTACACCATATTTTTACTTTTGTTTTACTATTTATATATTTAGTTTGATCATAATTATATTTATTTCCGTGCACTATTTTTGCTTTTTCAACAAATTCTTGCGTATTTGAGAAACTATTTTTAATTCTCGATACAGCACCGCAAAACGGACATCCTCTACCCTCTAAATGTTTTCTTGGCTCTTGTAAAAAACATTTATTACATGTTTTGCAATATATTTTAATTTTTGTATTACAATTAATATAATTAACAAAAGAATAATCATACTTGTCATGATGCATTTTATGCGCTTTATCGATAAAATCTTCTATTGTTAATTTTTTAGACATATTATAACCATTATTATATAATTAGAACTGTAAAAAACAATAAAAAAACTAATAAAAATTCAGTTCTAATTACTATGCTAAAGAAAACTAGAAAAAAAAATATTACATACAGACCTCTAAAACTAACTAAAAAACGCAAAGTATCACCATATCAAAAACGCTTCAAAGTAGGATTAATGAACACCCACATAAAAGGAATAAAAGTGGGCACAAGTCAAATGGAGGAAGATTGGTTGAATAGAATGGGGGTTATTAAGCGTCAAGTGGTTTTTCGTGGATTCAATAATAAAATATATGTTGTTGATGGCGTGGATGTTGAAAACCGTATAATTTATGAGTTTTGCGGGGACTACTGGCATGGAAATCCTAGAAAAGTAAACCTAAACGACTTCAACACAATGACAAAAAAAACCTATAGAATGTTGTATTTAGAGACCCGTGAGAGATTTCAATATTTTTACGATCTTTCTTGGAAAGTTTTCTTTGTATGGGAATCAGATTGGAAACAAGGTAAAATTGGAAGATACTATACTGGAATAAAGGATTGTCTATAAATGTCTAACCTTACTGATTTTTTAGATAGTATGGCGTATGTGTTGAATAATCCCGGAAAAACAATGGATGGGACTTATAAGGGATTTATGATAGAAGATGGCATAGATCAAGTAGAAGGAAAAGGGCTAGCTCAAATAGATGGTGAAGATAAGTCCAATATGAGTGAAACAGAAAAGAAAATGAAGCTCAGGGAATATAACAGACTCTACATGCAAAAATATTTAAAGACCTACGTACAACCAGAGCATAAAAAGAATCATCATCATTCAAAAAAAAGAAGAAAATATGGAACAGCCCTAATAACAAGCATGAAAAGAAGAAAAGAAGCTGCAGAAAAAGGATTGACTATAGACAAGAACGGATATATAATAAGAGAAAAGGAGCAAAAAGATGAAACTCAAAATTAAATACGCAAACCAAGCAGCAAAAACAATCTATGAAAACCGTGAAAAACCATTAAACTGGAAAGAAGGTGATTCAGGTATAGATGTCAGTTATGTAGATATTCAAGGTCGTAGATGTAAGATTCCTGCTGGTGGTACTGGAATGATAAAAACAGGAATTATGTGCCAAATAGAAGGTGCTGATTCTGATTGTTGGGAAATTCAAGTTAGAGGAAGAAGTGGCAATAACTCAAAAGGAATACTAACACATCTTGGAACAGTTGATTATGGATATACTGGAGAGATAGGTGTGGTGCTTACAAATTTGGGCAAGGATGATTTTAATATTGAACCAGGAGATAGAATAGCTCAATTAGTAATATGTCCAATCCAAAAACCAGAAATAGTATTTGTAGATGGATTAGAAAGAACTGACAGGGGTGAAAAAGGTTTTGGAAGCTCTGGAAAGTAAAATGACAGTAAAAAAAACAAAAGAAAAATTTATACAAGATGCAATAAAAATTCACGGTAATAAATATTGTTATAATAATGTTAATTATATTAATACAAAAACAAAAGTGCAAATATATTGCAATACATGTGGCAAGTTTTTTTTACAAACGCCAGAAAAACATATAGGGCTGAAACGTGGATGCCCATACTGTTTTGGTAGATATAAGACATCAGATGATATTATAAAAAATCTCAAAAAAATATATAAAAGCAATTTTGATTACAGTAAAATAAATTACACAAAAGCCACAATAAAAATTTGTATCATTTGCAATAAATGTTGTAAAACTTTTTTTCAAATCTTTAATCAATTGAAAAAAGGTAAAGGATGCCCATATTGTAATATTTCTTTTGGAGAACAAACAATAGAAAAATGGTTAAAAAACAAAAATATAAGGTTTGAGACACAAAAGAAATTTAAAGATTGTAAAGATATAAGGGTGCTTCCATTTGATTTTTATTTGCCTGATTATAATATGTGTATTGAATATCAGGGAGAACAACACTATACACCAAAAATGTTTATATTAATCAAAAAAGATACCAACAAAGGTATGGCACACTATAAAAAACTAAAACGTCACGACCACATAAAAAAGAATTATTGTAAACAAAACAATATAAAATTGTTAGAAATAAAATATAACAACAATATAGAAGAAGTGTTAGAATATAATTTAAAAAGTTTTGGAGAATGCTAGCTAAATCTCCGAAATAGAAATCACTAAAGAGGGCTGCCGTATGGTGATTTCGAAATAGCGGTGGTGAGCGTTTTGTTGTTTTTAGCTCAACTACTCAAAAACAATGAAAACGAATCAAACATTAAACAAAAACTCCTTTAAAATGCAGTAGATCGTCTCATTTTTTGAGACGATTTGCTGTTTAAAATGAGACAATAAAGAAACCCCAAGACAGAGAGGAGGGAGTCTTGGGGTAATGCTACAAAAAGGATATTCGATTATGCAGCGATCTTTGAGTAACGTTTCATTACGGATTCATAACGAACCATTTTCTTTGGTTCACGGCTAGCTAACAAACCTTCACGTAAAATGTTGTTCAATTTGTTGCTTGCTTTCAATGTTGCTTCCATACGAACTACGTTCTTTTTACCACGTTCAATTTCAGCATTCAATTCAGCTTCCATTGATTCACCAATTTTGACAATTGATTCAATCAAAGCTTCAACTTTCTTTGTGCTGTATTCTACATATTGAGATTTTTGAGCTTCCAAAGCGGCCTTGCAAACGTCTTGAATGTTTTTCATTTCAACTTTCAATTTTTCGTTCTTTTCTACAGCTTCTTTTAGTTGAGAAACCAATTCGTTTTGGACTTCTGTATTTTCTTCATATGTACGATCTGTTACATTGATAACGTCTTGCATGGCGTTGTCTTCTTTTTTCTTTTCTGTTTCAACAGTGGTGTCTGTTAATTCTTTTTCGCCACCATTTTTAGAAACACCATCTTCATCTGCAGGAACAACTGGATCTACAGCTGTTTCAACTTCTTTCTTTACTTCTGCTGCGTCACCTGCTTTGTTTTCTTCTGCATGTTCTACGCCTGCTGCTGGAGCTACGTTATCTACTTCTTTGCCTTCGATATTTGCTACTGTGAAATTATCTTTTGCAGTTGCATCTGCGGCTTCTTTCTTATCACGAATTTTTTGAATCAATTCTTGTTTTGTCATTTTGGTTATCCTTTGTATTCTAGAATATCTTGTTTGTGGTGACAATTGTCACCTTCTAAAAAATAGAACTATTTATTTTTATAATGTTTGCACTTATCTGTCTAGATTTAGGCTTCATCTCCGCCAAAATCACTCATATCATCTCCACCACCAATATCAGCTTCATCAGCCATACCAGAATCCCCCTCTAGACCTCCCATATCATCTGAAGACATATCAGCAGTAGCATCCATATCCATATCTTCTTCACCATCTTCTTTGACTTCTTCTTTTTCTATCTCTTCAATGTCAATTATAGTGGCGTTTTTGATTGGTAACCCTGTTTGTTCACATGCTTTTTGATAAATAAATTGTTCGGCATCGTTTTCTGGAACATCTACACCATTCAATTCTACTTCAATGGTTTCTGGTAATTCATTTAGTATGTTTTCTATTTCAGATGGATCACCTTCAAAGTCTGGTTCGTCATCTACATCATAAACAATATCACCCAATGTAACTTTCAAATCTTTTATTTCTTCAGTTACTGGTTGTTGTTGAAATTCATCTGATGCCGGGTCTTCTTGTCCATATAACTTTTCATCCATATTTGATTCTTCTTGTTTGCCAAATATTTCTTCATCAGTTATACCCATTTGAACAGGAGTAACAGAAGCCCTTAATCCATTCTGATATTCATATTCTTCACAACCGTTTTCTTGTTGGAATTGTTTTGCTTCTTCTTCTGTTGGAAATACTAAAGCCATATTTTCATCAGCAGTAACATCAACACCATTACCTTCGTCAGTTACATACCAATCAGCATAATCACCAGCAGAAACTTTCAATCCCCACCAAGAACCAGCCTCATCATACATTACATCAGCAGTTAGTTCACCATTTTCCAATCCAGCTTTTGCAACACTGGCTTCTTCTGGTGTTCTAAATTCTTTTTCTACTTCATTACCATCCACATCAATAGTCAAAGTTTCATCGTTTTGTTCTATTGTTCCATCTGTAGTTGCTTCTTCTATGTTTTCTAATTTTTTTGCATAGAACATATTTAGAGTTGGTAATTTTTCTTCATTTCCACCTTGCATTATAAATTGGTTTTTGAATTCATTAGCAGCTTCTTCTGAGTCAAATACAGCTGCCATATTTTCATCTTCTGTTATATCCCAATCATTAGCATATTCAGTATTGTCTCTTAAATCTTGAACATAAGCAACACCATCAGCACAATCAATAGCTAATACCCACTTTTCATTTTCTTTCAATTGTGTTGCTTCTGGTAGTGGTTCTGAAATATCTACATTGTCTGCTTCGTCTTTTACTTCAGACCATGGAAATACAAAACTACCATCCAATTCTATCTTTACTTTTGGACCATGATCGCTATTTTTTATCAATGTTACACTTTCTTCATCTATAGCATCAACATAATATACAGCAGTAGGATCTAACAACTCTGTCTTTATCCACATACCTTGAGCTAATTCTTCTTCCTTTAGTGTATCTTCTTCAATCGGTTCTTCTTTCAATGTATCGGAAGTTCCACCTTGCATTACACTATCTTTTATATCATCTTCGTCTACTTTTTCAATTGTAATAGATGTAACGTTGATGTTCTCTGGATTTGTGAAAGCTCTACCTGCAATCTCCAAGGCTGTTTTTAAATCACTTACATCATCACTGGTTTCTACTTCAACTTCACCAACTGTTTTTTCTACACCTGTTTTTGGGTCTACTTCTTGGTCCATCTTTGTGTTCATGTTTGTGATAGTACCATATTGTAGAGATGTAGAGGCTCTATCCTGAAATTCCATAGCCTGTTCCAAATCATGTGTAGTATTAGAAGCATATGTGGAAACTGTGAACTTTGTAGCCTCATTCAATGCGTTTTCTTCTATTGATTCAATTTTAGCTTCATAGATTGGCATATTTGTGAAAGTACCAGATGAAGGATTAGAAACAATATCAAAACCAAGGAATTCATAGTTTACAACTTGGTCACCATCCATATCACCTAAACCACGAATTGAAGTACCTAAACTGCAACCTGACAATAATAAGGCCTGTAGATTTTTACCTTCAGATGTGTTCAAAACTTCAATATCGCAGAACAAAACATCAAATGTGCCTTTTTCGCCTTCTACTTCTAGTTTTACATTCTTTTTAATATATGCACCGATAATTACAAATGCAGCATGAGAAGGGCTTACAAAAGAACCTTCAGGGTGTTCATCACAACTGCACAATAACTGTTTTGTTTCAATTTGTGGTCTTGCTGCATCAATTGCTTTTTGGATTTCTGCAGTACTATAAATACGACCATTTTGATTGGTACGATTTAGAATTGTTCCAGGGATATTTTTTACAATCAAGGTGTTGTTTTTACCCTGTTTTACTTGAATTGATTCCTTCAACTCATCAGCAATCACCAAACGAGTCAAAAAAGGTGAATTTTCTATAAATAAAGTTTTACTCATTGAATTAGGCCTTATTTTTTATAAATTTGTTATAACATTTATATAGAACTTTGTTGATGAGATGTTTTTTGCTCCAATTCCCTTATTTTTTCTTCTAATTTTTCTTCAATATTCTCATTATATCGAATTTCCAAAAGCTCAATATTATTATTTTTACAATATTCTTTTTTAATTTGATCTCTTATTTTTTGTTTTTCAAAATGCTTTTTCCCATCGTTATAATTTTTATAAAATGTTGTAAAAAAGTATGGTTCAAAATGTTGCTGTCCTTGGAATTCTATACAAAGATTATAATCCGGTAAATAAAAATCAAATGGTAATGGTTTTTTATCTCTGCAATTTTGAAAACGTTTTTGAGCAATGAAAAATATATTTTTATTTCTTAAAAAATTATCTATAATTTTTTCTCCATTTGATTTGGAACAATTTGGACAACCTTGCCCTTTTAAATGTTTATATGGTGTTTGCATAAATGATTTTTTACATTTGTTGCAAATTATTTCAACCTTTTTTCTGTTTTCTTTATATATAACTTTTGAATAATTATAATTTTCACCATGTATTTTTATAGCTTTTTGTATAAATTTTTTTGTAGTTAAAAATAAACCTTTTATTCTTTTATTTTCTCCACATATTGGACAACCATGTCCTCTCATATGTTCTCTTGGCTCTTGAACAAAATATTTATTACATTTATTACAAAAAATTCTTACTTTAGTGTGATTATTTTTATATAAAACATCATGATAATCATATTTATTACCATGAATCAATATTGATTTTTCTATAAATTCTTTTCCGGTTAGTGATTTTGACATATTAAATATATTATAACAACCAAGTATATAAAAATCAATAAAATATATTAATCTTCAGGACAAGAATCATTTCCGTTGGTGTCATAACCTTTTGCTTTTTTATCAAAATAATTATCTGAATCATATTGTAATGGATCAGGATCTTTATATTGACGATATTGCATTTCTGGGTGTTCATACCAACGATCAAATTCACGTAGGTTATAGAAGATGAACAAATTCAAACCAGCTTCTTTTGCTACTTCCATTTTTTCCGGATCGGATTTCGTCCATTGATCTAAGCATCTCTGGTAAAATTCATTATCAGCTGCTTTTGATTTCAACCATTCAACATCTTTTTGACATTCTGGGTCTTCTGGATCATAGGCACGGCGGCCATGTGTCCAGTGTTTCAAATATTCAATAAACATATCTTCAGAAGGAATATAGAAATCGCATTCCCATGGATATCTATCTTCATCTTTATATTGTCTTTTTACTTCGCCATATTTTTCTTTTAGTTTATCATAGATGTAATCTTCATCTTTACTGATACTTACGCCAGTTTTAGGATCGGATATAACCTTTGATTTCTTTTCATCAAAGATATATCCGTTTTCAAATAATATGTTTTGAATTCTATCTATAAACATTACATTACCCCATGTTTTGCTCTTGCCGTCAATGTATCAAAATTCTTTATTTTCATTGGTTTTCTTTCCGGATCTGGAATATTTGCTTTAGCTTTTTGTCTTTGGAAAGGGTCGAGCATTATATTTTCCCAATCGATTTGAGATTGTTGGTTTTTTGGTTTTTGACACCATTTTTGAACAACAGAAAGAGGAACTTTATTACTTGAGACTTTTGTTGTTCCGTTTATAGTTTCATCTGGCTGTGAAAAAGATTGAAGCGCTATAAGTGGATTTTCTGGATCAGATAAGTTATATCCTGTAATTCTCCATTCTTGCCCTAAATCTCCATATAATATTGCGCCACGACAAAATTTTGGATCTATACCATTTTGTTCCAGATAAGAATATAAAGCATTGTAATCTGTTATAGTTGGTTGGGCCATTTTAGAGCCGAATCTACCAAAAGCTTCTTCTATTGATTCTTCTTTTTCTGTATATTGAATAATCATATCTGCAATTTCAGCTGGTTTTTTAATAATTTTGAAATCAGGGTTAGAAGGAAAAACTAACTGAAAACGTACAGGGCTAATATCATTATGAGTTTCCAATGCTTTTGCTATTTTCCACTCTACACCGCTTTGGTCTTTTACTGGTTGATCTGCATATTTTGTATCTATATCAAATTTATGCAACCAGTGTGCCACCAAATCACGATCAGATAGTTTTGCACGTTTTTCATCAGACGTTAAGTCTCGTGGTTCATACTGTCCCGGTTCAACATCACCAATTACAGATGTTGCTTTACCATTTAGATGTTGTGGAGACTTTTTGAATCTAATTTTTCCAACTGGCATTCCTCTTCTTGGATCTTTAGTTGCCAAACCATATTTATCAGAAACACCCATTGGATTAGCATAAGTAGATTTTTCATAATTACTTAGTTCATTCCAAAATTGTTTAAATGCCTTATGTGTCTTCCAGCTATGTGCTTTTTTTAGATCTAATTCATCTTTATGTTCGTTGTAAAATCTTTCTATCCAAGCGTTATATAATTCATCACCATTAGCTATAATATCAACAATTGTATCTAAATCATAGTAGTGTTTATCAAAATTATTTACCACTTTTGAGTTTTTATCATCTTCCAACGCTATTTTGAATTCTTCTGGTTTAATTGTTGTAATATCTGGAATAAATTTACCTTCTTCATTATTTCTACCGGCCACTCTACCATTTTCATAAGTAAGCATATCTATAGTATTATCTGGGTTTACTTTATACATTGCCATTATTTTATCATATGGCTCAAAATACAAAGCTTGGCGAGGTTTAGTAATTAGCCAATAAGGATTTATACCGTTATCAACCAAGAAATCAATAGCATCCCAATAGCGCATTTTTTTAGGTTTTTGTGGCTTATCGTCTTCAAACATTGTGCTATAAGCTTCACTAAAATATTCACTTAGCATGTCATGTAAATTTGATTTATTTGCTTCCATCTTTGCTTCAACCTTTTTCTCTAATTCTCTTTTTGCAGCATGTACAGCTGTTTTATTAGATAGACCATCTCCAGCACGATTTATATAGAAATTAATACGTTTTAGTGCCAATTCTTCATCACCATTGGCATCTTTCAACAAACCATCTACAATATCTTTAGTTGGTTGTGTAAAAAGGCCTTCAGGAGTATGATGACCAGATTTTGTTTCTAATTCATCTTCTTTCATTTGTAATTCTTTTTCTTTTACTGACATGACAAAGGCCTCACTTCTGGTTCTGTTGGTATTGGTGTTTTTGGATAGAATCTTGAGGTATAAAACATTTCAAGGGATAGATCTTTACTTACGGCATCATTTATAGCATCTTTTAGTCTTTTTAGATATCCACCATTACGAAGCTTCTTGAATAGTAAATTACCTTCTCCAAATTCTCCGTCAGCTGCTAATGATGTTTTACGTAGTTTTCTGATCCAAGCCCACACTTCCTGCATTTGGTTTTTATCTTTAGATTCTATTGCGGTTTCTATTCTTTGTGTTACTTGATCAAAATCTGCTTCTTTTATGTCTGGTATTTCTTTATTGGCATTCTTTGGTTCGATTATCCATTCATCTGTTTCTAAAGAATAAACACCAGTAGAGACGAGTGGAGTGTTTATATCTTCGACTCCAACTTCAACAGGTATTTTATGAATTAGGAAATTATATTGTTTATTGAATAGATCTTTTTTAGCGAAGAACAATTCGGACAATATATCTTTATCAACTCCTAACTCATCAAAATCATAGACAAGATGAAGATCAATATCGCTTTTATAATTTCCTTCATCATCTTTTTCATCCGAATAATTATAGTTTGCGAAAGATCCTGTAACTCTAATATCTTTTGTAGTATATAGATTTAGGTCTTCACGGAATAAACGAGCAATTTCAAGTAGTTTGTTTTTTACATTTGGTTTGATTTTTTTGTTCTCATCCCAAATCAAGTCACTTAATTCTGAATGTAGTTTTTGTTCATCTAAGTCTATCATTCCGCCCTGATTCAAATATACCATTGGAGCTATTCCTGTCATTGCTGGGTTAGAGCCATTAGTCATCACACCATATGGCCCCTTAGGATAACATAAAGGCATAGTTCCTTCGGTTACGCTTGGTATGCCTATATTTGTTTTATCTCCGGCAATATATGCTTTCAGATCTTTTTTTATATCTTTTATTTCATTTTCTAGATTGTATTGTTTATAGAAGTTTGTTTTAGGATTATCTTTATCTGAACCTTCCATTGTTGCTTCAAAATCTAGCTTATATGGGGACATCGAAAGCAATTCATCTATTCTATCCCATTGAGCAGAAGTTGGCATTCCTTGTTTTAGAGATATTTGAACAAAAGGAACAGGTTGATCTCCATATCCCAATCTTATTGCACCCTTGTCTAATAAATCTGCAAGACTATAACCAAATTCTTTTACGTCTTTGTGTTGGAGATTTCTTTTTTCTTCATCTCCACCTTGTTCTTTTCCAGATAAATCAATCAAAGTACCGTCTGGGAGAATAAAGCCAGCTTCCGACCATTCTTCTGTTGTACCTAAATAATTAAGAAGCTCATCAAAATCATTGGATTCCATTACATATCCAGACATAGGAATAGTTGCACCGCCAGTGGAATATGATGATGCTGCATGATAATAGCGATCTGAACTATGCCCCAAAGCTGTTGCGCCAGTATTTACATACAAGTCTTTTGGTAAATCTTTATAAAGTAATGGAATTTTTGTTGTCATTAGATTTGTGGCTCTTCTATATCAATGTATTCTGTTGGTTCTTCATCATTTACTTGAACAAACAATTTTTTACCAGGATTACGAGCTTTGATTCTTTCTGCTGCAGCTTCTACTTCTGGTAACATAAAATCTTCCAATTCAACATCTGCACTAATTGGTTTGTTTACTGGAACTTCTTCAATATCGTCTTTACCAAATGTATTTTTTACAATAAAACGAACAATATTATTAGCATTATTGTCAGACAAATCAACATCTGGAAGATCAAAAACGCCAGAAGCTTCAACTAGTTTTTTTACTTCTTCACGTAGATTCATTTCATATTCCTTTTGTTCTTCTACTGATTCAAAATGTCTCCAAGCACCATAATTACTTGGTTTTTCTTTATCTCTTCTTACAGTACCATAAGTAACTGGTTTATAATTTTTTTCTGGACTTCCTAATCTACTCAAATGTGAGTCTTTTGGTATTGGAGATTGTCTAACTGTATTTTGAACAACTGTTTGATTTTTCATATTTATAGCATTTTTTAAGTCGTTCAAATTATGTACACTATTTTTCATTTTTTGCCACATTGGGTGTAGTATTTTTCCAGATTTTTGAGATACCCATGGTTTATCTTGGCCTGGTTCCATGTTGTGAACATTTGTTTCTACACTGCGTCTGTTTGCAACTTTTTCTTTACCATCTGAAGGATCTACAATATAAACCTCATCCATATCATCATATTTACCAGCAGTGTTTAATGTTTGTAATGCAGTAATCCAAACTTGACGATCATCTATACCATTACCTCTTTCTATTACATGGTTTATAAATGTTGGATATGGTTTTGCTATAATTCTTCTACCTTGATCATCTTTACAATAAACAAGTGCTGTTAATTTTTCACTGGTTGGATCATCTAATGTTTTTTGAAATGTTTGATTATCACTCCAAACTCTTCCAACATCTTTTGTAAATCCTTTTTCAATTTGCGCACGTGAATACATTTTTGGAGAAGGATCTTTTTTCTTTGTTTTTACAGCAACACCGCTGACATTTTCTCCTGTTTCTTCTTCAACTTGATCAACAGCTCTTTGTAACCATTTAAATAATTCAACACTTTCAAAATTATATTGATTAGAGGAATATTTGATTGGGGCACTATCAGTAAAATCAGCTAAAACTTTTCCATTTTCACCATAAACAACCAAATATATTTTACCGTTGTTTATATCATCATAACTACCAATATAATCTGCTTCATCTAGTACTACAGATTCTTTGTCGGCATTTTTTGCTTTATTGTCCCCACCGATTCTGTCTTGGGCTCTAACATTTTTAAATAACTGTGGCATATCGTTTATCAACTTTATATAATATTTATCTAGGATTGAGTTATGTCTCCACTTACTAAAAGCTGTAGAAAACATTAAATATGAATCAAGAGAAGATTTAGCATTATTCAAAATCCAATCAAATACAGGTTTTTCGAATACTTTACGTGCTATATAATCTTTTCCTAATGTGCCATACTTATTAATCATTGCTTTTTTATCAGGGAAACGGCCAGTAAGAATCTTGAAATCTCCAGTCTTACGATCAATAAAAATACCCTTATAAGATTCATCAGAAGAGTCATTTCCGCTTTCAGCTAAAACAACAGCCTCAGTAACCTCTGTATAATAAGGGATTTTGTATTTTTTTAGTTGTTCGATAATTTCTTCTTCTGAGTGTTCATTAGTAGGATACAAACCAAGCATGCCCTTTTCACCAAAACCATAGGGCATCCAAGTAGCGTAATCTTCTAAATGCTGTTCAAGAAGTTCTTTATTCGATATATCTACAAAAATCACGTAAAACACCTTCTGTAAAACATTATTGTCCTTATATAGAACTAAAATGGAAGGTGGTAAAAAGTATAAAATTACTAGATTATTGTCTGTCTTTTATAAATGGAATTGGAACTTGAAAAACTGATAAAATAAAAGCTTTTAGATCAATAGGAAGACGATCATTGAATATTTCTTCCACTGTTAATAATTTTTCATAATCTTCATAAGTAATTATATCTTTCAAATCTTCAACTTTTATTGCAGACAAAGCAAAATTACGCATTAAGGCAACTGTAATAAACTCTATCTTTGTTCTAGGCTTACTCATAACATATGCAAAAAACGAATTCCAAATACTAGACTCTTCAGTTGATTTGGTTTTTATTTTTACTTTGAAATTGACCTTTATATTAGGAATTGGCCGCCCGTCTATAAATGGATTCAACATATTTATCATCTCCTAGATTAGGTTTACTATAATTGTTATCATCTGTGTTGCCATCATTTTCCATATAGAAGTTTGCAACAGTTTCTGGACTCATTTCTTGTGTAAATATTGATAAGAAATTCGGATCTTTATCTTTTACTAACATAGCTTTTTCATTATCAAAATCTATCACAACTTTTTCGCTTTCATTCAAGTATTCTAATATTTTATTTATTTTTTCTACATCAAAATACTTAAATAAATATGTCTGAAATGCAAAATAGTCTAAACTCTGCCTTTCCGTTTCTGAGCCAGATTTTATAAGATTGATCAGAGAACCGGATTTGCTAACTAAATAAACACCATCTATTTCTACCATTATTCTTGTGTTTCTTCTTTGGATTCGGTTACTTTTGGCTTTATAAGACTTTCATGCAGTGTTGTTTTTCCATTTTTATTATCTGCTTTTATTGCCTTATAAAAATCAATAAAGTCTTCAGCTAATTCTACATTTTCTTTTAAGAACTGTTTTGAATCTTTTCTTATATCAACTTTTGTACATTCTTCCATAGACCCGGCATCAGGTATTTGTTCTACTGATTGAGGTTCTTGTTCTTTTTGGCCTAACATGAATTTCTTTAGATCAGCTGCGTTTTCTAGTGTTGATATAGAAGATTTACTGCACATCAATCTAGCAGCGTTCACAGGAATTCCCATCTCTACTAATAATTGATAACGATTGATATTTGTCATTTTTGGATTGATAACTTCTTGAATATTACCAATCAATTGAATAATGTCGTTATATTTAGCAATCAAATCATTAGAAATTTGAATTGGTTTATTTAGAGTTACTTCCACATTAATCTTGGAAACATCAAAACCAGCATGAACCAAAATCTTTTCAACCAAACCTAAAGTGCCATCTACCAAAGCTCTCTTCAAAGGAACTAAAGCACGACTAAGTTTCAAATCTTGTGACTCTAATGTTTGAGCCGTAGTAATTGTATCATCACCTACTAAATATCCTTTTGGTAACTTTGAATTACGCAAAATTTTATCAAGGAAATATTCTACGTCTTCTGTGGATGATAAATCAATATTTGAATCTATTTTATCAATTGTAAAATCTTTAATTGCTGGTTTTACAAATATGCTAGTGGCCCCAGGAATCTTGCGACCAGCTTTTGTACCAGGAGCATCTGTAAACAATGAACTCAAATAGTTGGCCTTAAACTCATTCAAATACTGGTAAGCATCCATTTGAGAAGCACCAACAGGGATAGGAATAGAAATAACCAACCTTTGAACTTTACTTGCACGTGATACAGCCAGCAAAGCCTCCAAAGTAGTCAATTGATCAAAAGATGAACGCATTGACCACAACATTGATTGACCATATGGTTCTGTTGTTTCAGAATAGATCAAGAAATGTTGAAATTGCCAAGGTTGCCATGTAAGATTTTGTACAGATACTAAGTTATTTGTATATGAATAAGTATTATCGATTTGTGTTTGATAATTTATCACATTATACCAATTATCACATGTTACTTTGAAAAATTTTGGATTAACTGGAGTAATAACTAAATCTTTTACTACATCAATCTTATGTTCTTCTACATTTGCATCAACTTCATCATATTGAGTCATCAAATATGGATAAGAAAGAGTAAATCCCATATTACCATACTTTGCAATGTTTCTAACAAGCATTGGTAAACGAGCAAAAAACTTGTTCTTATATAGTACAGCATCCACGATCTTTTGTGCGTCTGGATTGCTTATTTTTATTTTTAGAGGGTCATCTACAAACCCAGTTGCTAAAACTTCTTCTACATATGTTGATAAAATAAGATCTACTTCCCCAAGATTTTCTTCCATAAGATCAAATGTTTTATAAGCTGTCAATAATGTATGGTAGTTTTTATTGAAATTTGTATATGTATCTAAGAAATTATCAAACTGAGAAACATACTGATCATCTAAATCTTCTTGACGATAATTCAAAGGAATGGAAATATACTCACCAGATTTTACTTGGCCTATTCTAAAGCCTTGTTTCTTAGCTAAGCTCTTCAATAATTGAGCACTAATACCAGGGTTTGTAACAAAAAGGGTATTAGAATCCTGATCGTAAGAAGAGTTTTCAACAATCTTCTTTGCTAAAGCTTTTATATATTCTCTGTTACTGTTTTTTGATGGCATTTTCTATTCCTATGTTATTCTGACCAACCAAGACTAATGTTGATGTCAAAGTAGTTATTCATGTGTTTATCAATAGCATGAATCATTCCAGATGTTTCGCTTAAGACAATAAAACAAGCTGAATAGTTATCATCCATAACTTGTTCTATTGTTTTTATAATTGTAACGCCCGGAGTAGAAGTAAATTCAAAATCAGAGTATTTATTATAGACTAATCTGGTAGAAACAAAACTCAGAACTGGCAATTTTTGATATTCGCCAGAGTCAACTTCAACATTTATAACAATTCCACCATTATTTTGGGTTTCAATACTGTTTACAATAAGCATGTCACCACGAGCAAATGGTTTTTTAGATACAATACGTATAAGTTTTCCTCTAAACCAATAACAATAAGAATGTTGATTATCTATTGATGATTTAGTAGATACATAATAACTTATACATTTGAATGGAGTTGCAATTTCGCCTAGATTAGTCATTTTATTTTCTTTATTAGTCTTTTAATACTTGTTTTACTCTAACGTTTCCGTCTTTTTCTTTTTTAGCACGTACTTTTTTAGATTTATTTACTTTTTCAACAACTTCTTGTACTGTATCGACTCCTTGAATTTCGATTTGTTCATTTTCCAATACTTTTGCTGTTGATTCTGCCATAACAACTTGTGCTGTCATTTCTTCTTCCTTTTTTTCTGCAACGGCTTTTTTTGCTGTTGGTTTTACTGCTACATGTCTTTTTACGCCATAATGTAAGAAATTTACCATTTTATTTTCCTTTTATGTTGTTGTTTTATAGAAGTTGCATCTTTACTGCCTGCGGATTCAATTGGAATGTTTCACTTGCATGTACAGACTCTGCTTCAGATAATGGTAATACTGCAATCATTGGATCTGTTTCATCTGAAATCCAAGAACTTGAATCTATATCATAATGTGAAGCAAAAAATGCAATATGTGTAATTTTTGATGTTCCAGGAGTCCAATCACTCAATGCTTTTGGAAATGTTATTGAAGATGAATTTTTAGCAACACCATCAACAACAATAAATTCTGTGCTTGCACGAGTATATCCAGCAGTACCAATAATCAATTCATTTGGTTCTGGACCACCCTGATCAATCAACAGACCAGCAAAAACTGGAGATGGAGCTGGTACTTCTTCAGGAACAGCATTCAAAAAATATTTTAACATATTTGTCTTAGTAGTATTAGTCAATCCTGGTGTCATTTTTTACCCTTTAGTGTATTATTGATGGCAAACGAACCTTCCAAATAAATTCATTAGTAGATTCGGCAGATATTTTATCTTTTGTTTTAGTATTTATAACAGGTATAATATTCAAGTAATTTACTGATGATGCCGTTATTTCTTGCAAAATCGTATAATCACTTATTGGTTCAAATTCTGTTATAGTAACACTATTTTCAACCCTTGCTGTTTTATAAATACTTGCACGAGCTGGAGCACAATAAGCGATTCTTGTATATGTTTTACTGTTACTTAATTGTTTAGATTCGGTTGATAGAACTCTCCATTCTCTTGCTATTTTATCTTCATGAGAGTTATATTCATCCAAAATAATCCTTGAGTTTCTTGGTAAATGTAGACCAGATGGAATAAGTATTTCTAGTGGATATTCATCTTCTGCTGTTTGACCTAATTGAGATAAAATACTACGATATTCTGTGAATTTTGGTACAACAACGGTTTTTTGGATATCCCATTCATCATCTACATAATTGATATATTCATCTAAATTATTTTCTTTTTTAGGTATCTTTACTTCAGCTGGAATACCATATAAATTGAAAAAAGATGAATCACGAAGAGCAGCCAAATAATCTACCTGTCTGCCTTCTATTACGCTTCTATAATTAAAAACTTTTTCTTGTTTTCTCATGTTATTATAGAACTTGATAGAAAACCCCTAAAAGGACCAGATGAGATTAATTCAGATCTGGCCCTTCACAGTTTACACTACATTACGCCAGGAGCCATCATACCGGTAATGTTGATACCAGATTTTTCTTCTGGATCTTGTGTAATTACTACGTTTGTGGTCAAAACCAAACCAGCAATACTTGTTGCTGCTTGTAATGAGCTTCTAACAACTTTAGTAGCATCAATAATACCAGCTTCGACCAAATTTACACGTTTCATGCTTGCTACATCATATCCGTCTGTGATTTCTGCATCTTTCAATTCTTTTAGATAGATAGCAGGATTTTCATCAGCGTTTTCTAAGATGGTTGAAAATGTTGCACGCATGGCTTTTTGAAGGATTTTAGCACCGATCATGCCATCATCATTTAGTTCATCAGCATATTTATTCAAAGGCATATGATCAGCTAAATAAGCCAATGTACGACCACCACCAGGAACAAAACCTTCTTCTAATGCTGATTTTACAGACCACATAGTATCATCCAAACGGTCTTTTAGCTCTTTGATTTCTTCTTCAGAGCTACCACCGACTCGAATTGTGGCTACACCAGTTGTAAGAGATCCAAGACGTTCCTTCAATTTATCTTTATCATATTGGACATCTGTATTATTCATAGCTGTTTTGATTGCCGCAATACGTTCTTCCAATTTTTCAGGATCACCTTTGCCACCACGGATAATTGTTTCATCTTTTTTGATAATGATCTTTTCACAATGTCCAAAATGTTCAGGTTTCATATCTTGCAGCTTAACACCCAACATATCGTCAGCTACTTCGCCACCAAGATAAATACCCAAGTCTCTCAAGATTTCAGTCTTTCTTTGACCAAAACCTGGAGCATCAATGCAGGCAATGTTCAACCCAGCTGTCAATCTGTGTTTTACCAATAGATTCAAAACTGGAGTATCAACACCTTCTGCAATAATAACAACAGGAGTGCCAGCTTGAACAAAAGGATTTAAAAGATTCAAAGCGACTTGCATATTTGTTAGTTTTGAGTCAACCAACATAACAGCAGCATTATCATATTCAATTGTTGCATCTTCAAAACCAACAGCGAAATATGGTGAAGAATAACCGTGATCTAAACGCATACCTTCTGTAAAATTCAAGGAAATATCACGTTCTTTTGTTTCTTCAATTGTTACAACACCATCTTTGCCGACCTTTGAATAAGCTTCAGCAACAATTTGACCTAATTTTCTATCACCATTCGCAGAAATAGTAGCTACATCCACCAATTGTTCATCTGTGGTAATTGGTGTAGATAATTCAGACAATCTTTCTACAACATCTTCTGCTGCATAATTAATCCCCTTGCGAATGTCACTCAGGGCAGCATTTGTGTTTGTATATTTTACACCTTCATCAATAATAGCACCAGCCAACACTGTAGCAGAAGAAGTACCATCTCCGGCTTCGCCCAATGCTTTTCTAGCCACAGAGCAAATCAACTGAGAACCAATCGCAACCTTTTCGTCTTTTGGTTGGATTTCTACAGCAACAGATACACCATCTTTTGTGATAACAGGTGGCTTATTGTTTGCTTGTTGAATTACTACTGTTTTACCTTTTGGCCCCATAGTTACTTTTACAGCATCACGGACCAAATGAGCACCTTTTACTAATGCTTTCTGTGCTTCTGCGTCAAATAATGCACTACGACTCATATTAGATATCTCCTTTGTTTAGTCTTCAACTTCTTCCATTTTGGCAATAACATCACATGCACGAACCAAGATTAATTCTTCTTCGTTATTGAAGTGTGTTTTACTACCAACAGTTCTTGGAAAAACAATTTCATCCCCAATCTTCAAATTATTAGGAATAAATTGACCGTTTTCATAAGTACCAGGGCCAGCTGAAACAACAGTCCCAAAAGTATAATCTACATCCAAATTATCAGGAATTGTGAAAGCTCCGATTCTGTGTTCAATCTTTTTTTCTTTTACGAACACATTACCATCTAAAGCAACATATTTCTTTGACATAGTGGCTCCTTTTTTTGAAATAGTTTAATTTAGAAAATGATGCACAACAAAACAATTACAGCGGCTACAGCCATCCAGAAATGAGTCTTTTTTACTGTATATTTACCAAACTTATATGCTTTTACTTCTTCAGTATAAGTAATTGGTTGTGGAATTGAATTGATAGATACCTTTTTTGTACGAACTGTTTTTTGTTTTTTAGGAGCAGTTTGTACTTTTGGTTTTTTTACAGCTTCAACCTTTTTTTGTGCTTGAGCTGATTTTTTAGGTTGAGGTTTTGCAGGTTTTTTAGTTTGTACATATTTATTAGTTTTTTTATTAGCCATTTATTTTTCCTTTTAGTTCATGGTTTATAATATTTAGAACTAAGAAAAAATAAAAGTTTCAGAAAAATTTTTACATTAATCACAAAAAATATGTTGATAAGAACCATTTCCGTGAATTAAAACATTACTGTGTGCCCAAGTTGAAATTCCATCATTATAACTAAGACGTAATTTACTATTTGTTCCCACTACTACTGATGATTCAAATGTAGCTGGAGAGTGTGTATGAGCTGTAATTGATTTAGTATATGTTTTGGAATAAGTTGTACTAGATCCTTTCATTCCACCTATACCTAAATTACCATGTTGTCCTACCTCAAAACCTGATATTTCATATGTAGAGTTTTGTGGTAAGAATTCAATATTTGGTTGTTTTAGATATTTAGATAGAGGGTTTTTATTATCTATGATGTCAATAAAAAGTCTCATAGCAGTAATAGCATTTGGAGTATCATGAGTAAAATCACAGTTGTTCAAATATTTCATTATAAAGTCATCATGATTAGAATGAACAACAATGAAATTAGTATTAGGACATTGTACAGCCATCTCATCTAATTTTTCGCTTGCTATACCCATTTCATCTTCTAGTGTATTATTTTCTGGTGTACGATTTAAAAGACGTGTTAGAGCCAAATTGAAATCGTGGTGAGAAATACTATTGAAGCTGAAAATATCGTGTAGGATTACTGTTTTGACTTTTAGATCTCTTATCATATTTGTGGTATAGGCTATTGATCTTTCATCTTCTTCTGGTAAATGTAAATCGCCTAAAACCATACCTGGAATATAATCTTCATTCATCACAGAGTCAGTTGTATATATTTTATTTAAGTCTGCAATAAAGTTATTTTTATAGATTAGGTTTCTTGTTATATATCTACCTGAAAGCTCATTATATTCTAAGTAAAGAGCTCCGTAAGTGTGATTCTGTCTATCTAATTGGCCTGGAACTGTTGTGTCGTATTGAATGTTTGAAATTGTACCAGTAGACCAAGCAACCTTATAAGAATCGTTTGGATCATATGGTAGTACTTTCATATATTGTTTTGATGATCCTACTATATATGTTGTAAGGTAATTAGAAAGTTTGTCAAGGTTTATAAGTGGGTTTTTTTGACTATATGGAATTTGAAGATCTTTAGCAACACATCTTTTATCTTTAGTGAATTCGATTTCTGTTACAAGGTATTTTTCAAGCTCTCCATAAGTATCAGCAGAAAATAACGCAGCGCCTTTATTTGGCTTACCCCATAAAACAAATAAATCACAATCGTTTACTTTAGCGTAGTTTTTTAGAGTCAACCAACAATTCATATCTATACTACTGCCATCATAAGCAGAAGTAATTAGGACTCTAGGATTGCTTGTTTCTTTTACTATATTTCTTTTTCCTCTACCACAAACAGCACTAGTAGCAATTTCTCTCATAAAACCATTCCAACCACCAAACACACGTTCAATTTTATGAGTTTTGAATCTTCCTACACTTCTATATTCATTCCTTGTTAGTTTATGGCCTGCTTCATCACAACACATCTTATAGTCTTCAATCATAGGTGTTCTTGAGTCGCTAAACAGTTTCATAATACTCTCCAAACTTATTTTTTCTTTGTTTTCTTAGCTTTTTCTTTCTGCTTTTTTAGTTGCATCAATTCTTCTAATAAACTCTGACTTTCTGCTTCTACTCTTAGTTTTTCATCATAATCGTCTTCTATAATATGATCACAAATACCGAGCTTTAAACATTCATCGGCCCATAATCTACCCATTTCATCTTCTTCTAGCTCTTTCAATTTAGCAGGAGTTAGTTTTTTACAATGATCTAAGTATATGTTTTGCATCCTTTTTGTGTATTCTTGTGTAAATTTAAAGGACTTTTCTATTTCTGTTTCTTTAGTAAAATTTTCCCAAATAGAACCAAAGTGAATCATATGAAAAGCATTACGAGACATCCATCTATCATCACCCTGAACAGCAATAAGAGATCCAGCAGAAGCGGCCCAACCAAGAACCCAAGTAACAACTTTTATACCACGTAATTTTGCCATAGTCATCAAGGCAGAAATTTGAGTCATAACATCTACACTGCCACCAGGAGAATTTATTACAATATTTAACTCTTTACCGGTATTATCTTCTTGCATTATAAACCTGTGCATATCACCTATCATAAATGCACAATTCTCTTCATTTATCTCGTCTTGAATATAAACCACACCGTCAGCCATGTAATTTCTTGGTGTGTATTGATGTAAAGATTCATTGTTCCAGTTCCAGCTCATTGCTCTACTCCAAGTTTCCTAATGATATTTTGATTGGTCTTTCTAAGGTTTCTTCTAAAAATTTTGTAAGGAGATAAATTGATTCAGATGTAATAGAAAAAGAATAAAGTTTATAGTTTTCGTCAATATTTAGAGATTTTAGTCTCATAGCATATTGTCGTTTTCCAACATCTCCCATCTCATCTAGCAACATATCTTCTTCTAATTTTGAGATAGGATATACATATTGTTCTAGCTCTTGTAATTTGTAGTCATTCTGAATATTAAATGAAATTTTACTACTAACATGCAAGAAAATATACTTATCTTTATAGTCTCCAATATCGAAAAAACTCACGATTACTGGGGTTTTCAAGGTATTTTCAGGAACATAATAATTCCAATATAAAAAATTTTCTTTTCTCATCTTTATCCTCTTTATATTTGTATTATATCATAAAAAATTTAATAACTCAAATAAAAAGTAAAAGAAAAATTCATTTAAATAAATATAATAGTTCTATAGATCATCATTATCTATAAAAGGATTCAATAAAATGGCTAAAACAATTGCAGAAGAACTAAGAAGAATCTTTGAAGGTTTTGAATATGACGAAGCAAGACATGCAAGACCTGTAGAAGATCCTGAAGCAGCAGAAAACGATCCAGAACCATCTTTCGCAGACATGGTATCTAAGAAAATAGCAGATATGCAAGTAACTATAGAAGATCTAAAAGCTGCTATTGCAAATGAGCAACAAGAAATCAAAAATGGACATATCGGTTCTGCAAATGGTATGGCTAAGATAAACAATTGGCAAAGTCGTTTAAATACAACTTTGTTCAAATCACAAATGTTACAAACTGCTCTTGATGCTTATATGGGCGATCAATCAGAAGATAATGAATTGAAATTGAAAATCGCTGCCGCTAAAGCTCGGTAAAAATCGTTGTATTTTTCATAATTTAACCCTCAGTTGCGATTTTCTGAGGGTTTTTAGTTATCGTATCTTATTCTATGCCAAATTATAGTGTTTTTTATTTGCTCTATTTCTAAAGTATCTAGATAAAACCACTCTCCAACTCTTTTTTTGCACCTTGTAGCTAAATCTCTGTGCACCATCTTCTCAATTTTGAATACTTTTTCTCTTGGACACTCAAATTCTTCATAAAACAATAGAGATAGGTGATTTTCGTTGCCTGTTTGGAGTTGTTTTACCCTTTTATTAGGATTTTTACTCAAACCGACCTTTATTGCACCTTCGCCATTACTAATAATATATAAAAAAGTCTTTTCCATACATATTAGAACAACAAAAATAATCTGTAATAATTTTTAATTTTGAATTTTTTGATTTATTGCTATGATTAAACCGTAAAAGAGGCAAAATATGATAAAAAATATGGAAATTATTGACAACTCTGAAAAACTTGAACAAACTATAAAGAGAATTTGGACTCGTAATGTATTTTTTATGTGGTGGTATGCTGTTTTCTTTATCGCAACCATTATGCGAGCTTCTTTCAACCGTATTTGTCAGATTCCAAGACTAATTCATAATGTTTACTACAAAGATAATAGAGCTTATGTAAGAAAAATCTCTAGATATAAGTGGTTAGAAGACTGGAATATACTTGTTGACTCAAATTATTGGAAATTGTGGGTAATATTCTTGTTTTTCTTTACAATAGCATTATCAAAAACATTATATCATACAGGTAAAATCTTATTCTTCTTGTGGAAACACATTATTAAACCTTTATTATGGATGTTTGTTGTGTTACTTGCGGCAAAAACCATTAGTGAAGGTCTTGCTGGGAAAAAGAGCTTATAAAACTTTACCTGCCTACTTTATAAACCAAGAAAAAAGTTCTATAAAAAGTAAATAAAATAGGACTTTATCATA